AGCCGCTTGATAGTCAGCCGCCGTAATACTACCACTGAAAGCCAGTTTTACACCACTGGCTGAACTGGTGATAGCAGTAATGACTTTTTCAAACCCTTTAGGGTCTGCATCGGAATAAATTAGAAGCGTGTCACCGACGCTGTAGCCGTTGTTTCGATAGTCGCCACCAGTGACAAACACACCATCAGTTGCACTGTCAGCACTTACAAGAACAGCCTCGGTAGGGCCAATGTCGAGTAGGTCAGCGACTTTTTGGGCGGTGGTGTACACTACAGCAGACGGGTCAAGTGGACGGGTTTCCCCTTCACCGGGACTGAACACTACTGGCATACTTTACCCTCATTCATCGCTTATCAATAGGGAGAACCATCTTCATCATGAGTAGGGCCATGTCCACTCATGGAAAATTGCGTTCCCGCTTGAAGGCAATTTTCGCATGTTCCCGACCGTACTTTATTTCTATGGTCTTGGGTGTTATCTTTATTGCCACATTTTGGACATGTAGCATACGGGCCTTCATTTTTGAAACGGTCATCTCCACCAAATGCTTCATTTTTCAATATACTCCAAGCATCACGCATAGGAACTTGGCGAGAGGTCATGATACGCTTCATGTGTTCAGCCTCGGCATCGGGGTTGAACTCTTCTTCTTCGGGCGGCATACCATCACGGAGTTTACCACTTTCGTCAAAAAGTTCACTTTGTCTGCGTTTTAATTCATCGGACATTTCCTCGGATGAAGGGTCTTTTTCACCCATCGCTCGTTCAGTTTCAGCACTGGAAGCGTCGGTAATATCAGCAATATCCTTTTCGTCAAGTTTTTCAGCCAATGAAAATGATTCGTCTTCTGTCATGTCTTCTTTAAACTCCGGTGAGTCCATAGGGTCACTAAGCGATTCTTGGAGGTTTTGCCCCTCAAAGGGCATCCTTTCGCCCATAAACTTGAGTCCATGCTTCTCCGGGTTCTCTACAGCATCTCTCATGAGCATATCACGAGACTGTGAGAATTGTTCACCTTGAGCATCGCCGCCACCATCACGAAGAGAAGAGGCGGCTTGCTTGTTTGCCCATTGTTGAAGGCGCATTTCTTGGCCGTCTTGAGTAAGAACTTTCTGTCGGTGGGGCATTAAGGCTTTAATTAAAATCTTCATAATATCACATTCTGTTCTTTTCGTCACGATTTCCTAAGTTATATTCCATCGGTTTTTCACAACCACCGCAAGTGGCTCTCCATAAGAAATGAAGAAAGCCGCAATGCGTACATCGTGTACCCGAACCTATGTTCAACACATCACCGATATTACGATTGCGGTTGCGTTGTTCGGATGTAATACCTTTTAACGGCTCTTGCTCGTTAATTACAGCAGAAGAACCGTAATCAGTATCTACTTTTACACCTTGTTTATCCGAGCGAACCATGTCGCTAAGGTCGAGAGAACGAACATCGAATCCCATACCTACTCACCTCAAGCGAGTTGGTATGTTACCATGACAAATATATTACCCAAAACCGGGAATACTTCGGTATCAATTACAGAACTTGTACTACTTGAATCGGCTACTGCTTGAATAAGGTCTTCAACTGCCGCCGCCCATGTAGCAGGTGCGCTTACTTCTTTAGGTGAAAAAGGGCCGAAGCACTTTACGCCAACTTTAGTTAATGATGCCATCTAAGTCACCGCCATCAGCGTTGACCGAGAATCCAAAAGCGACCACTATCTGTGCTTACACCAGTCAAATTGTTACTGTCATTGGCATCAATGTTACGACCTGCATCAAAGATAACAAGGCTGTTGACTTCATCAATAGAAACATCGAGAGTGTTGTCCTGTGCAGTAATAGCCGCATTAGCCAAAAGCGACATTTTAGATGCGCCTCTTACATGAAGTGCGGCATTGTCGGGCAATGCTTCTACTAATGCTGTGTCAATAGTAACAGCCGTAGCAGTAACAGCGGTGATTTTACCAAGTCTTACGCCGAGTCCGTTGTAAAGAGTTTGACCGACATAAACGCATGAGCGAGCATCTCCCGCTACACTACCGGTATCTACAGTCAAAACAGTTTGTCCTATTGCTTCTGTGCTACCATTGTTGATAAGAAGTCCACTTGGTGCAGTAGAAGTCATATGTCCACCAGCGGCGAAGACAGTTGAAAGGAGTCCATCAAATGAAAACTCTGTTCCACCTTCTGTAAAAGTTCCAGTTATCATGAGCATATCGCCCATTACATGTGTTCGTGTGTCTCCTGTGCTTGTTGCGGCCATTATAGTTCATCTCCTAATGTTTCTGTGGTATCTTCGACTTGACTTAAAGGTTCCTCAACTACTGCGGGATTCAAGTATTCTTCTACAAGTTTAAGTCCGGCTGTCTTTGTAAGATAACCAGCACCCGTAGAGATGTCTTTTTCTTTTAACCAAGCGAGAATGTCTTTGCGACTCCACCCTATATCGGGCAAGCCATCATTATCTATGTCTGTGGACACTACCTCTTCACCTTCAATCAAGAAGTGTGATGCAGGGAGTGAGTGTCGCCATTCGTTAAGCCATTCTTGACTTACTTCAACAACTTCACCACGAGTCCACATACCCATCGTATGTCGCATTGGGCGTTCAAAGAACGGTCCCAAAAAGGTTACAGTAGGCATTTAGCCCACCTCAAGCCAAAACAAGCCAAAGTTCCATTGCGGATAAATCGTCAGTGGTTCCGTCAGCAGTTGCTTCCATGTCGAAGGTCAAGACCAAATCACTCGTGTGAGTGATTGCTACATTCGCTGTTGCATCTGCTCTTTGCGCTACAAACGATACAATTTTACTTACTTGTCCCGAAAGGGTAAGTGTGTTTGTATCTGCTACAGCCGCATTGAGTGTGAGCATAACCAGTCGTGGGTTTCGTGTTCCGACATTGATTGT